AACACTAAACCCTATTTTCGAATTTTCTTCGAATTAATTAGGCCCCCTACCACGCTCCGGGGCGTTCCAACGCCAAAATAAAAAAAAAACAAACCCAATTTTCGAATTTCCAGCGCATAACCCCCGCCCCCTCCCCCCGAAGCCAACGCCCACCTTGTCCCCGCTCCCCTATTACGCTAGTATCCCTTCCGCCTCCTGGTTGGTCTTTCCCCCTGCGGGTGGTGGCCAATCCTCCTTGAGCCCACGGCCTTCCCTGAACCAGGCCGTGGGCTTCTTTTTGCGCTATTATGGTTGACATGCTGCCCTATCGCGGGGGATGGTAAAATCGCGCGCTTGGTTCGCGTTCCCCCGAGCCTTGAGCGCGCGCCGGTCTTGGAAGGGTGCCGGGGTAAATCCAGCCCTTCCACCGTATAGAGGTGGGGAAAGATGGAAGGACTTCGCAGGCGCTTCATGCTCGACAAGTATCTGCGCGTGCTGGATCGCTACTATGCCAATGGCCTGGACCAGCGCGAGGCGGTAAGGCATGTCATGGGCGTGAGAAGCCCTGGCGCGATATCGAGCTACGTGCGCAACATCTTTGAGCATGAGCGCATTATCCACGAGATGGACGTACGCGCGGCGAAGCTGGAGAAGAAATTCGACCTGTCGCAGGAGAAGATCGTACAGGAACTGGCCAAGATCGGTTTTGCCAATATTGGCGATGTTATCACCATTAGCGAGGATGGCGAGCCTGTCTACGATTTCTCGAAGGCGACGCCGGAGTTCTTTGCGGCCTTGCAGGGGCTCGATATCGAGGAATACATGGATGGCAAGGACGCGACGGCCAGGCAGGTGAAGCGCTTCAAGCTGAAGCTGGCGGATAAGCGCCAATCGCTGGTCGATATTGCCCGTATCCTGGGCTATGACAAGCTCAATGTGAACATCAACATCGATGAGCAGATCATCGACCGCTTGCGCCGCGGGCGTGAGCGCGCGCGTCTTGTGGAGGGTCCGGTGATCGACGCGGTGGCGGAAAGGGTAGCCTGATGGCGCGGATGAGCAGCGCCACGGTGCCGAAGCGCCTCCTGCCGCCAGACGTATTACTGGCCGAGGCGATAGCGCGCTTCTATGCCGACCCATTGGGCTACGTGATGTTTAATTTTCCTTGGGACACCGAGGAAAGCATTCAAGTTGTCAAGCTGCCGCAGAAATACCGCGAGCGCTTCGAGAGTGAATATGGGCCGGATAGCTGGGCCTGTGATTTCCTGGATGAGTGGGGGCAGGAGATAAAGCGCCGCCGTTTCGACGGCAAGAACGCCGTAGCGCCAATATCCTTTTCGACGGCCTCGGGACACGGCATCGGCAAGACAACCCTGACCGCTTTCGTCATCAAGTTCATCATGGATACCCGTGAATTCGCCAAGGGTACGGTAACGGCGGGCACGGACACGCAGTTGCGCACCAAGACCTGGGCGGAACTGGCCAAGTGGCATCGTCTTTCACAGACGGCGCATTGGTTCAATCTGACTTCGACGCGCGGCAACATGATGCTGGCGCATAAGAAATTCCCGGAAGAATGGCGCTGCACAGCGCAGACATGCCGCGCCGAAAACGCCGACAGCTTCCAAGGTCAGCATAATCTGACTTCAACGTCCTTCTACATCTTTGACGAAGCTTCAGCGGTGCCGGATCCGATCTATGTGGCGCGCGAAGGCGGTTTGACCGACGGCGAGCCCATGACTTTCGACTTCGGCAACCCGGTGCACAATACGGGGCGCTTCTTCGAGAACATGAAGGGCCGTTTTCAGCACCGCTTCATCAAGCGCTTTATCGACAGCCGCGATGTCAGCATCACCAATAAGGAGTATATTGAAAAGCTAATCGCAGACCACGGTATCGATAGCGATTATGTAAAGGTGCGCGTGCTGGGCGAATTCCCTTCGGTCGGCTCCTTGCAGTTCATCCCAACCAGCGATGTTCTTGCGGCGCAGCTTCGCGATGCAGTCTATGAACGCCACCAGGAAGTGCGCATTGGCGTGGACGTGGCCCGCTTCGGCTCCGATGAAAGCGTCATCTATCCGCGTATCGGCAACGACGCGCGCTCTTTCGAAGCCAAGCGCTATCGCGGCCTCGACACCGTGCAGCTTTCCGGGCGCGTTATCGAGGTTGTGAAATCCTTCCAGGAATTGGGCAAGACCAATATCCAGGTTTTTGTCGATGGCACCGGCCTTGGCGCCGGCGTGGTCGATGTGTTGCGCTCCCTGAACCCCGGTTTCGGAGTGCACGAAGTCCTCTTTGGCGGCGCCCCGGTCGATACCAAGACCTACCGCTTCCGTGTCGGGGAAATATGGGATCGCATGCGCAAGGCCATCAAAGGTGCTCTCGCTCTGCCAAATGAACAGGGCGAATTGGGGCGCGAGTTGAAAGAACAGCTTACCCAGCGCCAATATGGATTTACTTTAAAAGGGCAGGTTCATCTAGAGCCGAAGGACGAAATGAAAAAACGAGGTCTGGAATCCCCCGACCTGGCCGACGCCCTGGCCTTGACATACGCCACGGATACTGTTAATGCCCTCAAGGTTCCAATTGGCGATGCGCAATATACGGGGATTGTCAAGGCTCTATCAGATTACGACCCGCTGAACCCGAACTGGCAAGGAGCTTGAGAACATGGCGGTCAATACAACGGATTTTTCCGCTGCGCTTGGGCCTTCTGTTCGCGCCGTTGCCATTACGAAAAGCGATGTGACAACTTATAACCCGGCGCCGCGGGCTCTTTATGTCGGCACGACGGGGGATGTGAAGGTTGATACCTGGAATGGGGAAACAATTACCTTCACCGGAGTGCCGGCGGGGGCCATTCTCCCTATCTGCTTCACGAAGGTCTACAGCACCGATACAACCGCCGGCGCTTTCGTGGGGCTCTACTAGATGCAGGTAGGCCCCAACCTTTTCATCAATCGCTCTTATAATCCAATTGGCGCAGGTGCCCCACCTGCTCCCGATATGACCGCCATCACCTTCAGCGGCGCCGCCGACTGGTTCGCGGGCACCCACGCAGGTACGCATCACGAGGTGTGGGCCGGGAACACTTCACGCGATACGCTGACAATGGGCTACGCGCCCAAGATGCCAGTTGCCGCTGGCATTCGCACATGGTTCGGTGGGCCTGACGCGGCCTTCTACAACGGCTGCGCTTACATCCCGTATGCGTCTTACTCCGGCTCGAACACAATCCTCGGTGTCGCAAAGCACGTCTACGCGACTGGGGCATGGTCCTATAACGACATTAAGACGGTGGCCGCCGTCGAGGACCATCTGAAGTTCAACGTCCATGTGTGCAGTGACGGCAAAATCTTGCTGTTCCTCGCGCGCCAGGACTACGACGACAACATTCACTGGTGGAAGTCCACCAATGCCGAAGATATCAGCGCATTCTCGGCCGAAATCACGCTCACTCTCACGGGCCAGAAGCCGAACTACCCGACGATTGCGCGGCTCTCCAGCGACAGTAACCGCATCTACGTGCTGTTCCGCGACGCGATGTACGGCGCCGAACAGGGCGACGGCGGTATCTGGTACATTTCCAGCAGCGATGAATTTGCTGGCACGGGGAATGTCACGGGGCCGACAAAATTGGTCGATACGCCTGCGGGCGCGGTCGGTGGAAATTCCGGCCTTTACTTCCACGGATCGACCAACGGGACTGACCGCATTGATGTGGCTATGTCCCACTTCTACGATAATTCGACCGACCCGAAGAAGGTGCACGACGTTGTGCACTTCTACTGCACGGCGAGCGCCGGAACGCTCACGGTCAAGGCTTCGGACGGTACGACGCTCGGGACGCCAACGGTCGGCACGTCAAATGAAGATATTGCCTATGCCGCGTTCACGGCCGCGAACAAGTCGCTGATCTACGACACCGATGTGGACGCGGGCAGTTACCGGATGTGGGTGGCCGATGTGCAGACCTATTCCGGGTCGCCAGCCGTAACGGCCTGCCGTTACACAGACGGCGACACCAACAGCGACTATGATTATCTGCGCTGGGATTTCGCGGCGGGCGCGTGGTCGAGCGCCAAGGTTGTTTGGGACGCGAGCACGCACGGGGCGAACGGCCCTGTCGGCTCGGGCTCCGGCTATAACAACTACTACGGCGGGTGCCGCATGGACCCGTCCGACAGCGGGCTTATTTGGCTGTGCGTCGGAACGCAAGCAGCCACGTCGCGCCTCAAGAAGCTGACCTCCACCGACTTGTTCGCGTCGAACCGCAGTGACGTTGCGCACGGATACGCGCAAGCCGTCAGGCACAATATCCGCCCGGCCATCCCGTTCAATCTGGCTGGCGAGCATGTCGGCAAGATGGATGTGATTTGGTGCGCTGGCGTCTACACCAGCCCCATTAGCTACCTGACCGTGCTAGCCCATCCGAACTGGGACGGTGCCGTGGTGGCGTTCGACCTGACCGAATCGAGCGGCACACCTTCGTGCAAGCTGCACGGCTATTGGGGGACGCCGAGCCTGACGGCGGCGCCAACACAGAACGTCACGGCGGTCGGCAACGGCAAGGGCATCACACTCAACGGCTCAAGTCAGTACGTCGTCACCGGCATCAACACGTACGGCACCACGATTTCGAGCGTCTTGGAATTTTGGTGGAAGCCGTCCGCGTTGAACGTGACGCAGATCGTTGGCGCGTTTAGCACCGGCGGCTCCGCCCGCTGCTGGGGCGGCCCGCATTCGTCAACGCCAGCATTGTTGTTCGGCCTCGGCAGCGTGTCTGAAGGCGCGGCGGCTGGCGATCATGGCCTTTCGACCAGTGATTGGAACCTCGCCACGCTCACCATCGCGTCTAGTACGACGATGAGTTGGCAAACGAACGGCGTCACCAAGCGCACGACCGCCGCGCTTGCAACAAAAGTAGACGTTTCGGCGCGGCTGTTGCTTGGAGCGCGCGGCATTGACGGCCCAGGCGCGGATAACTACTGGACGGGCACGATTGCCCAGGCAATCCAGTATTGGAACGATGGTCGCGGGGCTACGGCCGCGCTTGCCCGGTACAACTCGGCCGCCGCGGGTACGTTCACGAGCGCCAACAAAACCGCCGTTGTCACGAACGGCCCTGTTGTCGGCCCGACCGTCACCCCGGCCGCCACGCTGCCGACCGGCGCGAGCTACACGCTGAAGCTGATCTCAACATCAACGCCTGCGGGCCAGACCAAGACCGGCACCGCGTCAACGCCCATCGTGTTCGACGGCGTTGAAATCGCTGACGGCGACGAAGTGAGCATCGTCGTGGCGGCGGCATCGAGCGACAAGACAGTGGCGCCCAGCGTCACCAGCTTCAGCATCGCAGCGTAAGGGAGCGAAAGTCATGTGTCTTTTTTCCGCACCAAAAGCTCCCGAGGCGCCCGCCTTACCGCCTCCGGTAGCCCCGCCCCCGACGCCTGTCGATGCCGCTGTTGTGCGCGCCCGCCAGATCAGCCGTCAACGCGCCGCGCTGGCTGGCGGGCGCCAAGACACGATCCTGACTTCGCCGCAGGGCGCTACGGATGAAGCTACCGTCGCGGCAGCGCAGTTGTCGGGGGTGAACACCAAGAAAACCTTGTTAGGGACTTAAGAATGGTGGATTACGCGATCATAGGCGGCAGCAAGCGTGAGTATTTCATGCGCCGTCTTGGCGCGTTGAAAAGCGAGCGCGAATCCTTCATTCCGCATTGGCGTGAGGCAGCGGAATTCATTCAGCCGCGACGCGGGCGCTTCTTTACCCAAGATCGCAATCGCGGCGACCGTCGCTATCAGAGCATCATCAACAGCCGCGCGACCCAAGCGCTCCGCATTGCGCGTTCCGGCCTCCTGGCCGGCACCATGTCTCCCGCCCGGCCCTGGTTTGCTCTTGGCACAACCGACCCCGACTTGATGGAGTTCGCGCCGGTCAAGATATGGCTCTACAAGGCGGAAGTTCTTCTGCGCCGCATTTTTAATTCGGGCAATCTCTACAACATGGCGCCGGCCATGCTTGGGGAATTGCTGAATTTTGGTACGGGGGCGATGATCCACCTCGACGACTTCGAAGACGTATCGCGCTTCTATACTTTCACGGTCGGGAGCTACTCCATCGCCCAAGACGATAAACAGCGCGTCAATACCCTGGTGCGCGAGTATGAGATGACCGTCGAACAGATGGCGGGAGCTTTTGGTCTCGAAAATCTGAGCCAATCAGCGCGCATGGCCTATGACCGTGGCGACTACGATTCCTGGTATCCGGTGGTTCACTACATCGGTCTTAATCCTGATTTTGATCCGCGCCGCCCCCTGGCGAAGAACAAGCGTTTTTCATCCTGCTATTTTGAGCCGGGCAAGCACGAAAACCGCGATCAGGATTTCCTTCGTGAATCCGGCTATGACGATTTTCCTGCTTATTGCCCGCGCTGGGACACGACGGCGGAAGATATCTATGGCACCGATTGCCCGGCCATGACCGCCTTGGGCGATATCAAGGGCTTGCAGATCGAGGAACGGCGCAAGGCGCAGGCCATCGACAAGATG